ATATTAAATTGATAAATTCCCGCCACAGGCGCAATAAATTTATTGTTACTTTTATCAAAACAATTAGCTGTATCAAATTGTTCAGTTCCATTGGTATTATAATTAACTGTAACAGTTCCTGATGCGTCTATAGTGTGTGTAGTTGTGATTGTGCTTAAAAACGCAACGCTACCACCTAGCCCAGTCAGCGCCGACCCATCAATTGCTGGCAAAGCACCAGTTAATTTTGATGCAGCCATTGACTGTATTTTAGCATCTGTCACCGTACCATCGCTAGGCGTACCCACACCCAACACATCGCCCAAGGCCACAATAAAGTCGATGCTGTCGTTCGATGTAAGTGCGCTGTCAAATACGAGGTTGCTACCGCTGACTGTGAAGCTGTCTTGCGGGGCTTGGATGACACCATTCAAACTAACAAGAAGCTGATTAGCAGTCTCAGGAAAGAATGCCGCAGAGCCCAGCGTCAAAGCGTATGTCGCGGTAGCTGATGCGGTCAGGCTGTCTAACTTATGAAAGCCGCCGCTGACAGGTGCTTTTCCTATGTATGGCATCTTATCTCCTTACGGCTTTGTAGGCCAAGAAACATCATCAAGTGATGTTGCTGTTTTGGTTATATCTCGTAAGTCTTGACGATACTTTTTTTGTGCTTGCGTCATAGTGCGGTCAGATAAAGCCCATACATCGGTATTCATTAGAAGCAAATCACGGCTTCCTCTTAATTGCTGTAATTTTTCTTCATCTGTCATTTAATTATCCAATTGCTGTTATGATTAAACTCGGTCTGCGAAACTGTGCGCTACCGGCTCCATCCCAATAGTATGTTCTGTGAAGCTCTACTGAATTTGATGAATTGTGTTCTCTTGCTTGCATTTTTATAACTTTTGCTGATGTCCAAGATGCTTGTCTACCAGTTGTAGTATTAGCAGAGCCGCCTACAGGAATTACATATTTGTAACTCATCTGATCGTTAAGCATACTTGCCGCTGACATCCCCTGTCGGCCGTCAACTACTTCATTACTGTCGATAAACAGCTTAAAATGCCCAATACCGTGATGGTTTGTTGAGCCATGTCGAAATTCAAAGATAAAGTTGTAAATAACCGCTAACGTACCACTTGGCGGTGTGTAGGATAAAACTGAACCTGTAATGTCTTGGTAACTGCTCGTTAAAGCCTGATAAGTTGTAACATTTGTAGGTGTGTAAGTACCGCTACCAACGACATAATTTTCGCCATCGCAAAGCATAGCAAGATGTTCTTTAATGTTGCTACCAGAGCCTGTCACCGTGCCAGTAAACGCATAGTCGTCAGCAAGGTTTAGGCTTTCGGATTGTATTACTGATTTTGCCATGTCACCCTCCTATATAGTCTGGTAGTGAACTGCTATTAAACCACCAGCATCAAAGTTAGCGGCAGTAGTTCCAAGTTGAATATTTTGACAAGTGTTTCCACTTCCAAGGTCAATAACACCACTATGGTTAAAGCCTGTTGCGTTTCCAGCATTTGAATTATAACATTCCCAGGTTGTCATCCAGTGACGGCCATCATCCACTGACCAATAATCTTGCATAGTGTACCAAGTATTTGAGGTGTTAGTGTATCCTACCAAACCAAAACCAGTAGAGTTTACAGTTGCACCCCCATTCTGTGCATACCCTGTGTTAGCGTAACCACTTGATACAACAGACCCTGCGCTAATTCCTAAACGACAATACATATAACCTGTGCCACCGCCTGATACATTCCAAGTCTGCAATTGTATGCGGTTTACACCTGATGGAATTGTAAAGTTATAAAGAGCCTCTCCTGTTGTTGTCGTAACATTTGACCCAGATTGTGTCCAAGAGGATGGTAAGTTTGTGAGATTTGCACCACTTATAGCTGGCAAAGCACCAGTAAGTTTGGAAGCAGACATTGCAGTTATTTTGGCATCGGAAACAGACCCATCAACAGGCACAGAACTTAACTGTGTGAGTCCATTGTAAAGCACATAGATGTCATCGCTTGCCGCAACCGTATAGCCTTGAAGCGTCACCGTAGTACCGCTTGCAGTGTATGATGTTGTAGGCTCCTGACGCACATTATTAATAAACAGAGATATATCCTCTGGCGCACTAACAGCTTGTGTAAGCGTTAGAGTACCACCACTAGCACCTGTTAAATCTTGCTTGCTTGGCTGGTTTACAAAGCCAGCAACAGATCCTTGATTTCCAATGTAAGCCATAAATCACCTATGAACTAATCGCATCAACGGCTGAAACCCAGACATCTACACTGCTATTGACACTTGATTTGACATACATCCTGTCACCTGATTGAACGACGACTTTTGCACCGCCATCTAAGATCTGTAACGCACCGCCAGCCGCAATGGGTGCATCTTTGATTAGATGGATGTCGTTGGTTCCATCGTTGATGTACACCTCAACAGTCACCGCATTGGTTGTGACATTGGCTATATGGCATCCGACAATCGTGTCAAAGCTGTCAAATGCAGCCCCAGTAGGTATATCAGCGGCATTTGTGCCTACTGCATTTAAAGTGTATCTTCTAAAATTCTGTGCCATCGTTTATCTCCAAGGTCACAAAGCAATACTTATAGCAATTGAAAAACCGGCAGTAGCAAAGCCGGTTGTGCTGACAGCTACATCTTCCCATTGGCTTCCACTGTAGACCCTCATATTCCCAGACGAACTAGAATAATAAATGTCACCAGCTTCTAATGCTGAACCGTCTGGGTCTTGGGTAGGGTCAGAAGACAGCGCACCGAAATACTTGTTATCGAAAGTAGCAACGGAAGCTGCGGCAGCATCCGCCCAATGCTTGGCTGAGTAACTAGCGTTATCGACTGTACCACCTGTGTAGGTAGCCCAATCTTTAGCTGATCCACCGTTTGCTTGGCCTCTGCGTTGTGCGCCTATTGCATATTCTTTTGCGCTGTACTCAGTACCATCAACATTTCCTGATGTTTCTACAGCCCATTCTTTAGAGGCTCCCCTCCCACTACTGTCAGTTACGCCTGTGCCGCCTATCGCATAGGCTTTACTGCTGTAGTCTTGAGTAGTGCCGTCATCAACCTGACCATCTGTTTTAACAGCCCAATCATCAGAAAACCCCGCTGCTGTTGCACTTGCTGCGGCTTCATCTGCTTTTGTCGTTGCTGTACCGGCTGCATTAGTTGCTGTAGTAGCGGCTGATTGTGCAACGCTGTTATCAACCATCAAATCCCATTTTGCTGAGTCTGTGTTGGTTGTAAGTGGCTGCGACCCAGAAGAGGTGTGAGCCGTGTTAGCGATAAAGATATTGCCCGTGGATGTATCTTTAACAATATCCCCTTTTGAGTAAGCCCTACCAGATGACCAATTGCCTTCAAACGCCCCTTGAGTTGCAGCAATTGCCGCGCCATTTGAGTCAAACGCCAGGAACTTACTGGCGCGATCCGAGGCTTTTGGTATTTCCATCGACAAGTTAGTAGGGTCAGAAATGTTACCAATTAGGGCGCGGTCAACTCTTTCAGAAATTTGCTGATCGAAAATAGTTAAGGCATCTAATTGTTCGTTGAGGCTTGAGGCTTTCAAGTCACCCGCAGTTACAAAGTCGGTTATCGGCCTGGCACCAACAATTGTCACAGTATTGGCGTTAGTTGGTGCGTTAGGCACATTAGTTGTGCCAGTGTTTAGTGTGACTGAGCCTGTTCCATTTGAGTTTATAGTAACTGTGTAATCTGTAGTTAGAGTAAGTTGTATAATATCAAGAAACACAGCAACATCAGTATTTGATATAATTTCAAATGTAAAAGCGTAGGGCCCCGTACCCGCAGACCCCGACAAAACAACCCTTCGAGTCACCGCATTTATTGAATATGTGGTCATTACAATACCTCACGCACCTAATGGCTGTTGTAACATAAATCTATAAAAAAGGCACTTAATTATTGACCCATTACCCCCTGGATGTTAGGCCCACGCCTGGGCGATGACTCACCCATTCGCCACCAATAGTCCTGGTCATAATTGCGTTTTCTTCTACGTTCTAAACTTCTCATGCGGCTTTTGGCTTTTGGATCAACCATGAGCCGCAGCCTGTCTAAAACCAAACGCTCAAAAGCCAGGCGCAAATACCAAGTCGATGCGCCTGGTATATTACGACCAAAGAAATCTATGGACTCACGCCCAAAGTTTGTTTCTTCACCGACTGCAAGTTGAGCAATATTCCCAATCGTAAGTTTTCTTAGTTGGTCAATAAAATCAATCCTTGGCCCTGCGATTGTGTTAGGTAAGCCAGAGCCAAACCTATTAAGACTCGAAAATAAGAAGTCTCCAAAAATACCAAGACCACCGCTAGTTAATAGTGCAGTACCCCAAAATTGTGGCGTATCCATTGGCAACGGGTCACGGCCTTTTGTCATTTCTCTTATTTGAATCGACAAAGCAGCCATCGCTGTTGATGTAATAAGCAAGTCACCCGCAATAGCTGTTTTGCGCTGCACTCCATCTTGCGATAAAACGGCCTTAACATTGTTCATATAAAAAGTGACGGGGAAGTTTTTAAACATTGCAAAAGAACGTAATACTTCACCGCCAATAGTCCCCGCCTTTGACTTACCAACGAGAAACGCACGACCCCTTGCAGACGCCACTGGAACAGCCAGATTCGTCATGCCCTGGACCATTTCGAGCATCTTGAAGGAAAGGGCACGATCCTTATCCAGCATATCATCTGGCCGCAAAAACTTAGCCCCTTTAAAATCATATTGTTCAAAGCTGCCCATTTTT